ATTTAGAAAAAATATAAAATATTTTTTTTCTAAGAGATATATATATAAAATGAGTCGTTCTCGTTCTGCTAATCGTTCTCGCGCTGCTTCTCGCACTCGTGCTAGAGGTCGTTCTGCTTCCGCTTCTCGCACTCGTAGTCGCGGGAGAAATCTTAGTCGTGGTATGTCTAGACAATTAGGCATGCAAGTTGGTCGCCAAGTTGGTCGCCAACTACAAAGTCAAGTTGGTCTTCAAGTTGGTCGCCAATTGCAAAGCCAAGTTGGTCGTCAAGTCGGACTCCAAGTTGGTCGTCAAGTCGGTCGTCAAGTCGGACTCCAAGTCGGTCGTCAAGTCGGACGCACTGTTGGCCGTCAATTAAGTCGCCAAGCTGGTCGTCAATAAAAAACTTGTATATTATTGTTTATAGATAAAATATATAAAGTTAAGTAATAATTATTAAATATTTAATGTAGTAATTTAATATTTAATATTTTAGTTATATATAATGGCTACAAGACGTAATCGTGTTTCAAGAAAACATAAAACTAGAAAAATGCGTGGAGGAAAAAACACTAAAACCGGAAAAAAATGGACAACTGCTATTGAAGCCGCATCACAAACATTACAAAAAACCGGTTCCATCACTGCTGCTAAAAAAAGTTTAAAGAAACAGGCATTAAATAATGCTCGTAAATTATTCGGTTCTGTGGGGATTTAATTATATTTTTCCCGTAAAATAGTTTTGGTAATAAAATTTATTATTTTTTTACCAAAATAAGACATTCACTCACTCAATGTTTATTATCACTCAAAGTTTATACCTCTCTTATTTATTTTTTAGAAGTCAAAATATTTTTCTTTATTTCGTCTTCATTCTCAACTGCTTCATTGAACTTCTTGATGAAACTTGCTTGTTTCTCAGGGGTCATTTTTGCGAGTGCTTCATACAATTTAGCAATTCTGTTTTTAGGGTGTAATGTTTCACAAATCAAATTATTAATCATCATTTTGTCGTGTTCCTCCATCAAGACGTTATACAATACTTCTCCTGTATATTTTTTAGGGTAAACATTATCAACCAATCCAACAAAATCTTTGGCCTTGGTCATCTTACCTTTGTAAAATACTTCGTGATTCTTGGTCATCAAGGTTTTTTGAGAAGGAACGTTGGCGCCAAGAGCGTCTTTTTCGAAACATATCAAGTTCTTATCTTGTGTAACCGTTTTAGTGACAGTAACAATCTTCTTATTTCTGATAGTGTGAACTTCAGGGTTTAGTTGGTCAATATTAACAAGTCCTTGGTCTGTTTGCACGGGGGTTTTCGCGGGAAAGCAAATATTGGATAAAGCAAAGGTGCTATAGTTGTAGTTTGTGTAAAGAGGGGCAGTTCCTTTAGAAACAAACACTTCAGAAGCATAAGAACGAGTGCTCAAACTAGAAAGACTTATGACACCATTTGAATCGATGGTAGCATTAGTGGGAGCAGCATTGTTAACTGCCATTAACTCATAGGAATGATTAGAATCAAATAATCCGTTTCCAGTTGTGTACGTAGTAACAGTCGCCGAAGGATTCACTGTTACACTGCTAGGACTGTGTGAGGCAGAATTGAAAGCGGATAAAATGTAAGGGGTATTTGCTTCTACGGTAGCCCATGTTGTGCCTGGATTATTCACGTACAAACTGGTAGGGAATTCTATTAATTGCGCTTTAGCGGCAGAATCCGACCATGAATTATTTGCTACATAACAGTTTTCTACGGTTTTGGTGTGTGGATAACTAAAGGCAACTATACCGGTATTTGCGTCAGCAATAGTACCATAACTATAACAGTTTTTAATGAAAACTTTAGAATCTATCATGTGAATAGGAACATTATCACCTCCACCAATAATACCACCGCAAGTAGAAGCAACTGAACCTAATGAATAACAATTTACTATATTAACAATGGCAAGTCTACCTGAACCATTATTTGCACCGGCATATGCACCACATATACCACCACATTTAGAACCAGTAATATTTCCAGTAGAGTATGAATTTTTAATAATAATATTTTTGTTTACGTCCATCCCAAAAGAATTTCCTGTAATTCCACCACAATTATCGCCGCTTATTGTGCCTGTATTGCTACATTTATCGATAACATTACCCATAAACAAATCACCAACTATGCCACCAGCATTAGAACCAGAGATATTTCCGCTATTTCTACAATTTCTAATTTCTACAATACCACCATCTCTACCACTATATTGAGCAGAAATACCACCACAAGAAGCTCCTGAAACAACTCCACTATTTGAACAGTTTTCAATTACAACTTTTCCAGTAGATTGAGCGGCATTTACACCACAAATACCACCACAATTCCAACGATTTACGGCGCCACTGTTTGAACAATTCATAATCTTAAGATTTCCTCTACTGTAACCCGAAGTTACACCAACAATTCCTCCAAAATGACCACTATTTGAGTAAGAAACTCCACTGTTATGACAATTTGTGATGGTTAAACTAATGGAACGTGCACCACACCCATTACCACATATGCCACCGGCGAAAAGAAGACCGTTGCCGCTATTGGTACAATTTGAAATGGTCATAGAGGTCGCACCGTCACCTGCATATTGACCACATATACCTCCAGAAGCATATGCAATATTACCACTGTTGCTACAATTATTAATAGTAAAATTAGTAGAAAACTGACCGCAATATAAACCTGCTATACCTGCACCACAGTTAGAACCATAATCTGTGCCGTTTGTATTTACAGAGTTTGTACAGTTCTCTATTAAAGTATTGTTTCCAGAGAAGTATTCTCTACATATCCAAGCACCTTCGCCTATTGTTGCAGTAGTAGTAAGATTGCTTCTAGTATGTATATTTCTAACCGTAATATTATTATATCTCGTGGAATCAGTGCTATTGTTTACAGTTCCGTTGCTAAATAAACCGCCATATGACTCTACGTCCATAATAAAATCATTGTTAGAACCATCATAAGTAATATAGTTTGAACCAGTAATGAAATATTTAGTGGTTTCTGTAATTGTAATATCGGATTTCAATAAAACAGTAAGAACGTTACTACTAGAAGGATTAGAATTTACGATGGTTACTGGCCATGAAGAGAAAGTGGACCAAAAAGTATTATTAACAGAGTATTGAATATTAGCACTGGCATCTTGTCTTAAATAAAGGGTGCCGCCATTTTTGCTGATGGTACTCGCTAATAAAGAAGAATAATTTGATATATTATCGTTAAAATAAATATTTACAACATTTTCATTTGTATTTTCCATTATCCAATCACCACCATATTTTAAATTACCTGTTGCGTCGTTTGAAGCGCCAACGATAACATTTGTTTTTACGTGTAACAAATTATAAAATTTAGTCCAATTGGTAAATTTTAAACTATTACATGCTAAAAAGTCAATATTTTTTACAGAGAAATCCTTAATAACGTCTAATAAAAAACTTACGTTTGGTGAAAATGTATCGGCGCCATCAGAAATATCTGTTTCCGAGAAAAATAATTCATTATCAACAAATGCTTTACCGTCGTGGATATTATCGTGAAACACAAATGATATACGATTTACCGTAGTAAATTTATCCTTTAATAATTGTAATAATTCACTTTTGTTTGAACTATTGGAGTAAATAATGGGAAAAGTAGATGCATTCGCGCTATCATAAAATAATTGAGATTCGGACATATTAGAATCAATAAGCAATATATTAGAAACGTGTTCAGTATTTAAATCAGCATTAAATACTAAAGGAACAACTACAGGTTCTCTATTCATATCAGGCATTAGTGGTTCCTGTTGAGGTAAATCTAGCATGTCTAAAGGGATTTCGGACATTATAATATTATATTATATAAAAAAAATATATAAAATAAAATTTTATTCCTTAATAATTTGTTTTCATTTATAAAGTTGTTTTTTGTAGGTCATAAGACGATTCATGAGATATATATGTAGTAATAAATTTTAAGCGTTAACATTTGGGGGCGGTGGAAGTAGAGGCATTGGTTCTACTACTGGTTGTTCTACTGGTGCTAGTGGTTGTTCTACTACTGGTGCTACTGGCGCTGCTACTACTGGTACTTCTACAGGCGGTTTAATAACAATTTGGTCTTTAGCAGGCATCGAAACCTTTTTTGTATCTTGAATTATTTTAGATGCTTGCGTTTTTAGTGTTTCTATTTGCTTTTGGGTTGTTTCTAATATTTTAGATTCAACAATTGCTTCATATAATTTAATTCCGTTTACATAATCATTTTCACATTTGACATATAAATCTACAATCAACCTTCTTGTTTTTTCAATTGATTCTTGTAATGATTTATCAGTTAATACTGGATTAATACGAATAACCTTTTTACCGCTATATGGGTCAATAATATAAGTAAATAATTCATTAATAACCGATAATAATTTGCTCTGGTTTTCTGCTGCGTTTTGAATCATTTTTTTAGTATTTTCAGCATAATCAACAAATAACTTATCTTTCTTATTAAGTGTATATTTATTTTTAAAAATAGGTGCTGAACCAGAGCAACTTTTTGTTCTATTATAATCCTTCAACTTAATGTCGCTAAATTTTTTTATTTCTGGAGGAAAACTTTGGTTCCCAGTAAAAGTGGTATAAAACAGTTCTAAATCTTTATTAAATTGTTTTTTTGTGTTAGCCGACATTCCAATAAATGTTCCATTTGAATAATCATATTCGTCATCCAAATATAAATTCATAAGTTCTGTAATACCAGGTTCGTCTGACAGTGATTTTACTGTGCCATCTTTATTTGTATTCATATCACAGACTTTCGGTTGTATAGTAACATTACCTGTTGTTTTATCTTCAACTTCATTGTTTTTTAAAGATCTAATTCTGTTATCACATATATTTAATTTATATAGTTTTCTATCTACACCTTTAGGAATTTTGTCTTTTTCCAATAAACCACTTTTTACGGTTTGCCCTGTAGCATCTTTATATGTGTAAACTGGATTTATGGTCATAACAATAGCCGCAAAAATATGTGCTATTTTAACATAAAATTTAGCAATCCCTATACATATACGTTTTTTTCTAATACTTTTTTGTTTATCATTCGACACGTCTAAACTTTCTAAATTATCTTTATTAATATAAGTGAATTTTTCTTTATTCAGTTCATTGACCTCTTGACCATCTTTAATTCTTTGAGCAAGATAATTAATTTCAACATCGTTATAATATCTTTTAATGATGTCTGCTGTTAAAACAACTAATTTATCACAATATGCTTTTTCTGAAAGTTTACTTAAACTCTTAAAGTCCATAGTTAGTATATAATAAGTAGCAATATAGTCAACTACATCATAAAAATTTGTAAATTTTGTTTCAGATGTTTTAGTTGAATTGTTTGAAGAAATATTGCCCATATATTATAATACTTTAAAAAAATATGTATATAAATGTAAATAAATTTATATAAATGTAAAAACCGTAATAAAGAATATAAATGTAAAAACAGTAATAAAGAATATAAATATAAAGAATATAAATATAAAGAATAAAATTGAATCGAAAATATTTAATCTGTTGAAAGATAATACAAAGATGAGTAAAGATAAAAGTCAAAAAAGGAAAAATAATAATATAAACAAGACCGAACTGTGGAATATATTTGATTCTGAAATAGAAAATCCGGATAAGCAAAAAATACCTTTAGAATGTATTTATGGTTCCGGAAATAGAGAAATTTGTGAACGATGTGAGAATATTTTAGCATTTTCAGAAGAAGGTTTCTTAACGTGTACAAACAATAAATGTGGTATTATATACAAAGATTTAGTAGATCAAGGAGCCGAATGGAGATATTATGGTGCTGATGATAATCAAAACTCAGACCCTACAAGATGTGGTATGCCAATAAATCCACTATTAAAGGAATCCTCCTTTGGTTGTAAAGTTTTATGTATCGGTCCAATGAGTTATGAGATGAGAAAAATACGACGATACACAGAGTGGCAATCAATGCCTTACAAAGAAAAATCGCAATATGATGAATTTCAGATAATTACTGTAATGGCTCAAAACGCAGGAATACCAAAAATGATTATTGATGACGCTATCATGTATCATAAAAAAATTTCTGAATATGATATAACATTTAGGGGTGATAATAGAGATGGTATTTTAGCGGCTTCAATATACATATCGTGTAGAGTAAACAATTATCCGAGAACTGCCAAAGAAATCGCATCTATATTCCGATTAGATGTTACTAGCGCAACAAAAGGTTGTAAAAACGCGCAACTGATTATAAATAATTTAGAAAAAGATATGGATAATAAAGAGAAAACGAACTTTGGAAAAACCAAACCGGAAGCATTTATAGAAAGATATTGTAGCAAATTAAATATAAATAATGAATTAACAAAATTATGCCAATTTATTTCAATGAAAATAGAGAAAATGGACGTAATGCCGGAAAATACGCCTCCATCTATTGCGGCTGGCGTTGTGT